ATTTTCCATCTCTAACAGTTCTTCTTTGGTTGTAAGATTCGTCCAAATCTTCTTCGTCTTCGTCGTCTTGTTCGTCAAGGTCTTCCTCTTCGTCCATTTCTTCTTCTTGTTCGTCAAGGTCTTCCTCTTCGTCCATTTCTTCTTCGTCAAGGTCTTCCTCTTCGTCGAATTCGATTTCGTACATAACTTCGTCTTCGTCTTCATCTTGGTCTACTTCGATATCTGAAGCATCACCGTCTTTTGAAAAAATTGCGTTAATCACATCTTCTGTGTCAACGTCCATTTCATCGATTTCATCTAAATTCATAGTGTCATCATAATTTGTGTCTTCTTCAGACTCACCAAGCTTAACAAGATATTCTTGGTCAGCGTTACTGTCAGTTAAGTGAATATCGTCACCATCTTTTTTAACGATGATTCCGTCTTCTTCACCCATTGCTTTAAACACCTTAAGAATTTCTTCGTCAGAAGCGTCAGTTAAATCTATTGGACTTTCTTCAGAATCTACGTCCATGTCTAAATCTAAGTCCATGTCCATATCATCTGCATTATCAGCATCCATATCAACGTCCACATCTTCTGTGTCGTCATCCATGTCTACATCTACGTCAACCTCTTCTTCATCGTCTTGTTCTGATAGAGATTCTTTTACTAATTGATTGATTTCTTCCTTCATAGTTGAAGCAAGTATTCCCTTTGCATTTTCGGCAATAGCCTCTTCAACATTTTTCATTTGAATGAGTGCCTCTTGTACTAAATTTTTATTTTCTTGCATGAAAAAATTGGTTATTTTAACTAATAAATAGTATCAAAATGAAAAAAATTCATTTTGGCTACAGTGTTACGTAAAGTTTATTTAATAATTGAAGGTTGGTAAGGTCGGCATTTGTTTGACTATCAAGCCAAGTATTGAACGTTGCATAATCTAACGCCCAAACCATATAGTTGGAAAGAACCCCATCAATCTTTAGATTTAATTGATAACAGTTAGTAGTACCACTATCGATAATCACAATATTCACAGTTGGTAAATATTGAATTCCGTTTATTTGAAGACCTGTTCCTTCGCTATAAGCCAAACATGTTGACCAAGAACTAGCATTTACGATTCTTGTTTCCTGTGAAGCACCTTCACCTAATATTACTTGAAAATTCATAATTTTTTATTTATAAATATCCACCAAATAAAAAAAGTGGTCGTAAGACCACTTTTATAATTTTAAATCAGTAAATTAACTTTCAATAACTTCATCAATTTTACTTTCAGAAACTGATGTGATTCTCCAATCGTGGGTGAATCCTTCATACTTCTTCGTAACTTTCGCCTCAACGTCTGTTACCGAGTAACCTTTAACTAATTTTTCTTCTCTAATTTTTTTAATTTTTCCTGAGTTCTCGTCAGGTAAATCATACTGAATTTTTGCTACAAAATATTTTTCTTCCATGTTTTATTATTTTCCTAAAAAATCGTTTAATTTCTTCATTAAGTCAACTGACTTTTCAACATATCCATTAGTTTGTTTATGTTTTTTTTCTTCATCTAAATTTTCCTCATACTTTGTTCTATCTTCAGGGTTTGAAAATAAATAAGCCCCAGGTGTAGATGGTGAAGAAACTAAGTCAAAACAAATTAATTCAAAGTCATCTTGAACCTCATTTCTTTCTCCAACTTTTTTAAGTGAACCAACTCCTCTTGAAGAAACACCCATGGTAACTCCTTGTCTCATTAAATTTGCTGCTTGGTCACCTTTAGTTGAAACAATACCTCTTTCATGAAATCCTGGTGAAGTTAATAATTTTAACTTACCCATCAAGATATTTCCTTCCCACCAAATTTGAGTAATTAAATGTGCAACTCTATCTAAATCAATTAAAGAAGATTCAGGGTGATTTAACTCTGAAGTCGATAACCCTTTTTCAATTGCCTTTTTATAATTCTCGGCTTCTCTTTTAAGAATTCTCTCAGGATAAGTTCTACCGTTTCTATTTGGAGTATCGTATTTTTGTAAGACAGCATAAAACTCAAATGGGTTTCTATAATCCATTTCTTTCGCTTCTCTTAAAACTTTTTCATTACGAGCATCTTTAGGTGATACAAAACCTGCGTCAGCCTCGACTAAGATACCGTGACCAAATTCGCTTGCCTCTAATATTCTTAAATTTTTCATCTAATCTTTTAAGATAAATATACCGTTCTAGATAGTTTATTGGTCATCTGACTTTTTTGAAGTTGAAAATTCAAAGTATTTGTTTGGTTGAATGTTATTTCTGAATATTGATTTCACAATACTTTTAACCGAATCTTTTATTTCTATTGATTTAAAATCTAATTCAGAATTGGTATATAGGTTAATCTCTAAGTTGAAAAATGATTTTTTTCCGTGTGAGATTCCACTTGTTCTAAGGTCTAAATCAACAATACTTTTTTCTTGAAATAATTTCGTGTTTATTGATTCAAAAACAGAATGTTTTATTTCCCTACCTAAGTTAGAGACAACTCGATTCCAATTATCGTATTCTTTTTTTGGGGTCACCCATGATTGGATGTTAATGTATACTGATTTTAAATTTTTTGAATCTACAGTACCATACACGGATTTAATTGGATTGTATAAATTTAACTTTACACTCTTTCCTTTTTTCATTAATTTTCATGATTATATATGTTTATGTTCTTTATAAAAATAAGACATATATAATCAATAGTCAAAAATTTTCTCAAACTATAAGATATTTTATAATATATGATAATCATAAACATTAAAAATGGGGACAACTTAGAAAAAGCCCTAAAAACATTAAAGTCTAAAGTAATAAAGACTAAACAAAATCAAAAATTAAACGAGAGAAAAGAGTATACAAAAAAATCTGTGGTCAGAAGAGCACAGATTTTAAAGGCAAAATATATTCAGAGTAAAAAAACCAATTAGATTGATTCTTCAAGATTTTTCAATCTTAAAAAATTCATTTGGTCAAATTTTTCATCTTTTAATTTAATAATAGTTTCAGAAATTCTTGATTTAATTTCTGATTCGTTTTCGTTTTCCATAATAGTATTTAACTTACTAATTGCGCTTTCACGAATAACTTCAAATTTTTCCTCAAGAACTTTTGTATCTTCAGACACAATTTGAATAAATTCTTTTTTAGAATTCTCATCTAAAGTATCAAGATAATTTCTCAATGTTTGATTTGCTATATTCACCATTGATTTAACAGGGATGTTTATAGATTCTTTAATGTCTTGAGGCTTTGAGGTAAGAACTGCAACAATATTTTTCTTAGATTTAATTCTTTCCGATAAACTCATTTTTTGAGTATAAACTAACGTATCAATATCGCCATAACTATTTTTAACTGATTCAGAAACATTTGTTGGTAATTTTATACTTGGCAAAACTCTTTGTAACAACGATATACCTTCTTCTAAAAATTCTTTAGCATCTCCTTCATTTAACCCTTGAGGAGTACTCAACTGGTCATATAAAGTATATGCTTTTGACATAGATTTATTGTTCAATACATTGTGTTTGAACTCTCTCAATGTCTTCTTGAATTCCTTTTCATTCTTGTAGGATTCTAGTAGATTATTTTCAATTATGGATTTTATGGTTCCGAAGGTCATTTTGCTCATTTTCAAATAAATACTATGAATTTAGTAACTTATCCAATTCTTTTGAAATTTCTCCTAAAGAATCTTGAGCCTGCCCTAAATCAATCATTCTCGACCCTTCAATTAAGTTACTTTCAATTAAAATGTTCATGTCTTTTTTCTTAGACTCTGGAGCTAATTCTGGTTCACCTGTTGGTGGAGGTGGAGTTTCTCCTCCTGCTGGTGGAGCTTCTGCTGGTGGAGGTGGTTCAGATGGAGAACTAAATGATGATGGTGGTGCACCTAACTCTTCAGTTCCTCCTGGTGTTGTTTCAGCCCCCGCTGCAGGAGTTGACCCCGTAGCACTTCCGTATAATTTATCTATGTTATCAAATAATCCTGTTTTAGTAATAACTGTAGGAGTTGCTTTAAGTTCTTCACCAACAGCTCTTTCAACTCTTTGTTGTTGTAAGTCCAAACGAACTTCTTCGTCAGACCAACCAAAGATATGTTTCTTAGCCCATGTAGATGATGTTGCTTGAATACCGTTTCCTGGGTCAGATACTAAATCTTTGTATAATAATACTTTTTCTTTCCAAACATCAATCTTCAACAAGTCTGCTTGAGTTGATGGGTTTGTAAGACCGATAGTAAAGTTTGAAAGTTCGTCCTCAAATCCTAATAAGAACAAGTGGACAATTGCTATCTTATTTAACTCGGCTAACATACTCTTTTGGATTCTGTTAATTGTACGAGCGAATCTAATGTCTTGCAATGCCAAGTTTTTACCATCACCAACAACTTCCTCAAAACCTAAGAATGCCTTAGGTACACGAAGTGCCGTTAATAATTTCTTTTGGATATATTCAATGTCCGCAATTTCCGATAAGTTAGTTGCGCCAGGTAATGTTGTAATTGGGTCTGGTGCCGCTGGGTCTCTTACAGGTATAAAATAATCTTGGTCAACCGCCATTTGGTTGAATCTCATATCCACGTTACCTGTATTCTTGTCAACAATTTGTTCTCTTTTGAATTTGTTAGCAACACGGTTTACGTATGCTTCAACATCATCATCGTTCATATTACCTACAAACACTTTAAACATTCTTCTTTCAGGAGCTCTTGATGTACGATAAATCAACATCGCATCTTCTGACAACAATAATTGTTTCCAAATTCTTCTGGCTTTTTCTAACATTGAAGTTCCGTAAGGAAGTTTTCTGTCATCACCTAATAATCTAAAGTGAGCAATCTCCCATGATTGAAATTCCATGTTTTTATTTTTCCAAGTAAAGTGAAGGGCTTTTTTGTCTTTATCCAACTCTTGTGTGATATCCACAGATATTTTTGCCGTAACTCCAACCTCATGTCTTTCAATTTCAATAGTTGGTAATTGTTGTACCCCAACAACACCTTTCTCAGGGTCTAGTTTTAAGTAAACAAAATTATCACCATACTTACAAGTGTTTCTTGTCCACATAGGTAAGTTGGTGTTAATATCTAAATTGTTGTTGAATAAGTCGGCTAACACACCTTTAATTCTTTTTGATTCCGAATAAATCTGTAAAATAAATCCATCCTCGTTTGTTGTTGTAGATTCTTCAGCGTAGATGTCT